CTAACAAAGAAAGCGAGGTGGTACATGAAGAAATAACAGAAGACCCCAAGAGGGAGTGCTTGCAGGATAAACTCATTCGGTACAAGATATTCTTTATTTTGCAAATCGCCAGGCACTCCCTCGATTTTTCCGTTTTTCACCATCCCGAACAGTTGTCATTGAGAGAGGGGGACTATAGGGGGTGAGAGTTAGACTATAAGAGACTAACGTGCGCACGGAATTGAAAGGAGAAACAAAATAACATTAAAACAAAAAATAAAACACAAAAGAAAACGAAATGGAAAAAGGAACAGTTATAATCGGAATCGACCCCGATAACCAGGAAAGCGGAGTCGGAGCAGTCTTTGACGATAAGAAGTTTCTCGCCTACAAAATGAACTTTCCAGCTTTGATAGATTACCTCAAGGCTATGAACGAGAGCTGCAAGAAGGTTAAGGTCGTTATTGAAGGCGGCTGGCTCAACAAGAGCAACTGGCACGTACTAAACAGATTTATGTCGGCAGTTAAGGCAGCAGCCATCGGACGCTCTACCGGTATGAACCATCAGACCGGAATCCTTATCGTAGAGTGCTGCGAGCATTACAATATCCCCTACGAGATAATCAAGCCGCTGAAGAAGTGCTGGAAAGGCAAGGACGGAAAAATCACCCAAGACGAAATCGCCTACTTCATCAGCTCAGACGGAAAGCTACCGAGAATGAACCAAGACCAGAGGGACGCACTCCTCCTCGCTTGGGTGTGTGCCGGATACCCGGTAAAGGTGAAGCCGAAGAAGCCACAGACAACCCTGCAGAAGACCATCGGAGCCTTTGATGGATGAAGTGTTGAGAAAAGTTAAAAGTGCACGAAGAGCGAACGACTAAAGCAAAAAAGTCGTATCTTTGCGCCAATGTTTACCAAATAAGCAGTTTTCGAACTTAAAACAAGAAGAATATGAAGACAGAAGAAATCGCACTATCGAGGGTCAGCGAGAACGAAGCGAACCCGAGGGAGATAAGCCAGGCGAACTTTCAGAAGCTGGTGCAGAGCATCATCGTGTTCCCACGAATGTTGACCCTGCGCCCGATTGTTGTTGATGAGACTTTCCACGCACTGGGTGGAAATATGAGACTGAAAGCATTGCAGCACATTGTCACGATGGACGAAGCCAGCATTCAAGTGAAGCTGGATGCAGAGCAGCGTCTATCCGATGAGGAACAATCCGCATTGATGGAGTACTGGCAGGGATGGCAGCAGCAGCCTACAGTTACCGTGGTGAGCGCATCCGACTTGACGGAAGCCCAAAAGCAGGAGTTTATGATTAAAGACAACCTATCCTTCGGCAACTGGGACTTCAACGACCTTGCGAACAGATGGGACAGTGCACAGCTTCAGAACTGGGGTATGCCAGTATGGAACCCAGCACCAGCGGAAGCCAGCAGCACCAGCAAGTGCAAGAAGAAAGACAAGGACGACCAAGAGGGCGACCCATTCGCAGGGGAGCTACCTCCCGAAATCGAAGGGCAGGACTTGGCTCCTGATGATTTACCAACGATAATGGGCGATGGCGTATTGCCAAGGGAGAACGTAATCATACACTACAAGCCAGCC